TGCGCTCCAAGATCCAATGGCATACCAGTTCCTGCGCCCCATACTTCTGGCCAATGGTGGTTGGGCTATGTTTATCTCCACGCCACGTGGCAAGAACCATTTATGGGAACTCTATAATATCGCCAAGAACAATCCGTCCGATTGGTATTGTTCGAAGCTGACTGTAGAAGACACCGGTCACATCCCGCTCGAAGTTATTGAGCGGGAGAAGGCCGATGGTCTTATCTCAGACGATCTTATTCAACAGGAATACTACGTGAGCTTTGATTTGGGAGTCGAGGGCGCTTATTACACGAAATATCTTGATCGTATGCGCTTGAAGGGACAGATAGGTGCTGTGCCATGGGAGAGTTCGTTCAAGGTACATACTGCCTGGGATCTTGGCGTCCGAGACAGCACGACGATCATATTCTTTCAGACGATAGGCCAAGTAGTGCGTATTATAGATTGCTATGAGAACACCAAGCATGGCCTTGAGCACTACGTGAATATCATCAAGCAAAAACCATACACGTACGGTAAGCATATAGCTCCGCATGACATCCGTGTCACAGAATGGGGCACTGGGATGACCAGGATCGAGAAGGCGAGACATTTGGGGCTTTCTTATACCATCGCACCAGACCTGTCCATTGAAGACGGCATAGAGGCTGTGCGTTCGTGTTTCAGCAAGGTATGGATTGATGAGCATAGTTGTGTGCCATTGATCAAGGCCCTTGAGTCATACCGACAGGAATACGACAGTAAGAAGAAGATATACAAAAGCCATCCACTTCACGACTGGTCTTCTAACTTTGCAGACGCAATGAGGTATCTTGCGATCTCATTACCGAAGACACGCGATTCTGCTTCGCCCGAAGACATTGACAGAAGGTATCGGGAGGCTATGATGGGTGGCCAACATTTACCAGGTTTTTTTAGAGATGATGTACCAAAGTATTAATTTGGGGTATAATGCTTTAATGGAAACAAAATTTGGTGATTGGATCTTTATACGCGAATTAAAAAATAAACATGGACAAACAGACTTTGAATGTCGGTGTAAATGTGGTGTTATAAAGCTTGTTAACAGAAGAAATCTTTTAACTGGAAGATCTAAGCGATGTTTTGCTTGTGGTTGTAGAGATAGATCGCTTATTGATCGAATGATTGGCAAAACATTTGGTGATTACTTTGTTATCGATAAAGAAATAACAAAAAATAAAGATACACACTATAAGTGTTCTTGCTCCTGTGGGGCAATGCGCGTTGTAAGGGGAACTGATCTTAGAAGCGGTGCATCACATCGATGCCATAAATGCGGTTTGAAAAAAAAGACCGTTCACGGACTCTGTAAAACAAGTACATATAAAATATGGAAAGGCATTAAACAGCGTTGCTATAATCCAAATTCAAAGGCGTATAGATATTATGGAAAACGCGGAATAAAAATGTGCGATCAATGGCGCGAAAGTTTTATTAATTTTTATACTGACATGGGCATAAGGCCAGATGGATTAGAATTGGATCGAATTGACCCCGACGGTGATTATACCCCATTAAATTGTAGATGGGTTACTGCAAAAGAAAATTATGATAATCGACGCAATGGTTTAAGACATCGAGACGAATACATGTATGTTAAAAAAAGCAATCTTTGTAAAAAGTGCTGGATTGCCGGCGATGTTTAGAGACGATGTGTCTAAGTATTAGGAGAGCTATGGAAAAATGGAAAAAGATGTCAGAGGTTAGCCCCAAGGTTGGCGATTGGGTTTATTTTCTTGATAATCAAAATGTTGGCATTGTTAAAATAGTCAAAGAAATAGATCACTTCCCAATTCGCATCGATGGACTTCGTGATTATATTGATGTATTCCGTTGTTTTGATTGTGGATTTGATAATTGTTGGCTAGAGGCAAGTGCCAACCTTGAATGGGCAAATATAACAAAAGAACGATTTATAACTCGATGTATTGGGTGTGGGGCAGAGAAGGTTATGCATATTTGCGGTAAAGATTCACATCCGGCCTGTGTCGCCTATGCAGAGCATCAACAAGAACTTAAGAATCGTCCGATTAGTCCTGAGAAAAGAAAAAAGCGGTTATTCGTTTTCTATTGGACGTTTGGCATAATTACGATCATTATTCTCTACGTTATTGGTAGCAGCACAGAGTTCTTGTCGGCGCGTATAAAAAAATATATGTATGACAACATAGGCGCCCCATTGATTAAAGATCTTTCCAAAGAAGCACAATCTGTTATCAAGTCGATACGCGTTCCAACGGAAAATGGCGACCAATGAGCATTGAGCCCGTGACATTTTGTCACGACCTGAAACTTGCCCCCGTCGTCTAGTGGTTCAGGATACAAGATTTTCGATCTTGTTGCACCGGTTCGAATCCGGTCGGGGGCATATTGCGCTCAGCGCTGATTCTGTGCTATAATGTGCTGTATAACTAACTCATTAACAGGAGCGGAAGCATGGATGAAGAAAAGAAGCCCAAAAATACAATAACAACCGTCTATCTTCTTTTTGGATTCATTGCTATGGCAATCTTTGTAGTGCTTCTGCTATCAGCCCGCTAGGACTTCTTTGAACACTCAATCTCCAATTGACCCTCTGAGCAGTGTTAAACAAGCTGCGTATAGCGCTCTACTTATGAATCTTAATGGAACCATGTGGGGCTTTGCGCTCTACAAGGCAGCCAAGGAATATAACGTCGACGAAGAAGATATTGCTAAACATTGTGGGCGCCCTCTAAAGAAGTGGAGCACCGAGCAAGAACGTCAGTTCAATGATTAATCGCTTATGCGCTTTGACAGAAAATGAAAAACATATATTATTGGCCCTGAGAATTGGTGCCAGCCAGCCAAAGAATAAAATCGAGTAGCCAGCCAGCGAAGAGTCTTGAAATACAGATCGCCAGTTCTCTTTTTTTAATCACTTTCTCGTTCGTAATGATTCCCATCCGGCTTCTTACGCCGACCACCCCATTTATTTTTTGGATGTAAGCTCTCCCAGAAGACGCCAAACGGCTCATGGTCTTTTGTTCGTGTCAGATATTCGCCTTTAGGCGAGAAGAGATTAAGATCGACGGCTAAGCGTTTTCTGTGCTGGCTATCAACAACTCCCGTTCCAAGCTTGGCATAAATCTTTGCCTGTTCTTCGGTTCTATATGCTTCTCCAAGTGTACAGCCGTGCTTCTTTATGTTGATGTAGGCAATGAGTCTGGCAACATCAAGGGCAAATTCGCATTGTTGTTTTGATATGCTCATGGCAATTCCTATCTTTATGGTTTTACATACTCTCGATTCTTAGATTATCATCACGCCAACAACTATCACAATAAACTTGCTATCGCCACCCAGCGAACTTACACTTCTTTTTATAGAGGACAACTACCCAATACTCTTTATAAAAAGGATATGCCTATGTTATTCCCTCAACTGGGCCCGGAATATTATGACTCAAAAGATCAGAGTATTTTGGGAAGAATGTCTGCGTTTTATGCCGAAAGCATTACGATCAACCAATCTTTTTGGGGCGAGGCGGATACAGATACTCGCTTTGAGGCTGGAGATCAGACACTTTGGAATGAAATCTACTCTGCCAATCTACCAGCCAATCGACGCCGGAATTTCAATTTCAACCGCATACGACGCGTAGTCAACATGATCAGTGGCCACCAGCGCCGTAATCGCAAATCAACGATTGTCACTCCCGTCGAGAACGGAGACGCCGAGACCGCAGATCAGTTCTCAAAGATACTTATGTGGTCATCACAACAAGAAGGCGTTCTTGAAACTATATCTGAGTCGTTCCATGGTGCACTTGTCACCGGCATGAACTTGATTCAGGTATGGGTTGACTATCGAAGCGATCCAATCTCGGGCAATATCCGTGTCGACAATTGTCCCTATAACAGCTTTTTGATTGATCCGTTCTTTCGTAAAGCTGACCTATCTGACTGCAATGCTTTGTGGAAGCGTTCGTATCTGACCAAGCGCGAGTGCGTCTCGCTGCTTCCAGATAAGACTGATGATATTATGGGCTTAGTGGGCCAAGATAGCCGCGATGGTAAATTCCAGTTCATGCCTGAGACCTATAACTACGGCATGAAGAACCTACTTACCTACGACGAGTATTACTATCGTGACTATCGTTCACAAAAAATGATGGTTGATACGCAGACCGGTGAAGCCCTGGAATGGCGTCATCAAGACGACGAACGTTTAAAAGAGTTTTTACGTCAGTATCCACAGGTTACATTGATTGAGCAAGAGATCTCAACCGTTAACCTAGCAATCGTTGTACAAGGCAAGGTGATGTATGATGGTCCCAATCCAATGGGCATTGACCGCTATCCGTTTGTGCCGGTCTTGGGGTACTACAATCCCCAGATGCCTCACTTCTCAGACAGAATACAGGGGGTTGTTCGCGGTCTTCGTGATGCTCAGTACCTCTATAATCGTCGCAAGGTTATTGAACTTGATATCCTTGAGAGTCAAATCAATTCTGGCTGGAAGTACAAAGAAGATGCGCTCGTCAATCCTAAAGACATCTATATGTCTGGACAGGGTAAGGGGCTTGCGTTAAAAACAGAAGCGATGATGACCGATGTTGAACAAATTATGCCCCCCCAGATCCCGCCATCAATGATCCAGCTCTCCGAGATCCTGGGCAAAGAAATCATGGAAATCTCTGGTGTTAATGAAGAACTTTTGGGT